TGACGTATTGCATGGAATCTGTATGTGTGATAAAGAATGGATTAAACCAGAACATCGAGTAGATCAACATCTAGCGATGTTTGGTGTTGGTGAGATTTGTCCTGACTGTGGACATCTGATAGATTGGTATGCAGTCAGTGAAGGCAAAGATGGTAAGATGAGGTGGGAAGAATGACTTCAATGATGATGACCTTTAGAATCAACAGCACTTCACCCCTGTATCAATGGGTCAAACAATTGGAAGACGCTGGGGAGTCTGTGAGCGAAGCCATACGGTCCCGTTTGCTCTCTCAACTCGCACAAGATGTTAATTCAACTTATTATCCCCTTTACCTGGTTCATATGAGGAACTCAGAGAATTGGATACTCGCTCAACGAGTAATGCCCACCGCCCACCGAGACCTGATGATGTCTGCGATCGCAAAGCATCGAGGCGGATTGGATATGACTATTACTAATTAGTTAAGCGTGTGCACGAATGCCTAGGAACTCATCGACTGGAACACCCATGAATCGTCCGGTCTCATAATACTCGTAGGCATCATAAGCAAATAATGCCCACCCCAGGACCGGGATAGCCTTGGCACCAAGTTTGGCCACTCGTGGGATCATCTGTCGCATTGTCTTCCCATGCAGTGCCATCGAGAATGCGTCATCGGCGGCGCTGGCTCCGAGATGAGCTGCCCATTTGATTTCTCCGAGAGCATAGTGCGCGGACCATGCGATCTGATGACGAACCTTCCATCTCACTAATTGCCACGTTGTTTGAAAATGGATCATGGGTACGGCGGCAAACATCGCCATCATGGCGAGGCTTTGATAAATGGGTGTGCCAGGCTCTTGACGATATTCCCAAACATCTTCCAGTCTATCCCAGATCCAATTCTTGAAAGGTAGAGCCATCGCTAAAGCCCCGAGGTGTGCTCATAACTTCTTTTCTGCCTCATCAGATAAGGTATCGTGTCTTCTTTACCTACGATGATGGCTGTTACGTAATCACAAGGGGGGATGTGGGAGGAACTCGTGTCCGGTCCTGTCGTCAATGAGTAGACTACTCGAGTAATGTACAATTTCTCTGCATTGGTTGCGGCACCCGTCCCGAACGAGGAGGTTCCCTGCAATGCGATATCACCCCAAGTGGTCGAGGTGGTGAATGTCCTGGTTCTTCCATACACCACCTGGTTCATCTCGTACGTACTTTGAGGAAACCCTGGTAAATCTCCATCTCCAGTGGTGTACTTGTAGGCTGCAATCAGAGTAGCGTCATCTATGTGGTCAGTGGTAATCAAATCAACGATGGTACAAGCCGCAGATCCAAAGGGAGGATATGCTTCTTGAATCTCGGCACCTTGAATGAAGGAAGTCAAGTCCTTGAGAGTATAGCCCGAGAGATCGTAGTAAGTCCGATAAACGAAAGTCGGGGTTGCTAGATTATTCAATGTCTCCCATCCATCGCCGGTGACAGTAGCAGGAAACAAACTTGGATCGCTCCCCAGGGTGATGTCAACATAAGGGATCGTCTTGTCTATAACTCGCGGACCTTCTAACGTCATTTCTTTTTCACCATCCTATGGGCTTTCTTAGCCAGGGCGGCAAAGGACATACGAGGATGCTTCTTCTTGAGTTTGCGATAAGCAGCTGCATACTTCTTGTTGTAAGCACTAGCCTTACGCTTTACTTTTTTCGTAATCTTCCTCTGAAGAGGCTTTCCTACTTTGTCACCAATCCTAGCGGCTTGCTCATACTCCATGCCACTCGCTTCTAAGACAGCCCTTATTGCAAGACACGTCGGGCAAACCATGAGGCTCCCTCAATTGTCAGAACTTGTACTCTGAATTGCTATGGCGACGAAGTCCTTGTTGGAAAGTTTTACAATTTTACAAGTAAGGTTCACCGTTACCTCGAGGTGGCCGGTGCCGACATTGGTTCCATCGTTGCCGACAACAACGTAGAGCGAGTCGTTGACCACATGAAAAGCGTCGTCACTGCCGAACCGATCCGGATAAAGATCTGCCATCTGGGTTCCAATGTTGTTGACGAAGTCGATATTCAGAGATCCACTGCCAATGAGACTAGCATCGTCGGCACGAACAAAGGCTGTGCCAGGGTTCAAATCGCAGACTTGAAAGGAAATTGCACCGTTGGAGGTAACAAAGGCTGAGATCTCAGTGCCGAAATCACTGTCTCTCTGAATAACCCAGTCGATGGACGTGATCGAGAGGGCTTGGCCCGAAACGACATCTACGTAGGCGCCCAAATCTATCGTACCTTGGTTTCTTGTTCCGTTTACTTGACCTGCATCCATTCTCACTGTTTCAGTCAAATGGAATGTGCCAGTCTTTGCCGTCGCCATAGTCAACGGGTGCGGACCCCGGACTAAAAGGCTTGGGCCGCGCTCCGCATCTGGTAAATATCTTGAAAATATCATAAGGAGGGTGCTCCTCCTCGGGGTCAATGGAGCAGTTTCCTTTGTTTCATGTATGGCTCCATTCTTCAAATCACTGAATGTATTAGGTATCGATCCGATTTCATAGGGTTGTTGTACGTCTTACACTTGATATAGTAGGACTTGCTCGGATAATCATGGACGAAATGGAGATGAGCAGATGAAGCGTATCTGTGCAACATGCCTAAAGGAAAAAGTACCAGTTAAAGGGACTTTTCAACAAGTCTGCATCACCCCTGAGTGCATTGTGGCGATGGTTGAAGCGTTTGTGAGGGCAATGGAGAGGGATCTATGATTGTTGACGTATTGCATGGAATCTGTATGTGTGATAAAGAATGGATTAAACCAGAACATCGAGTAGATCAACATCTAGCGATGTTTGGTGTTGGTGAGATTTGTCCTGACTGTGGACATCTGATAGAT